GCGCTGGTGGAACTGGAGGTGCTGGCGGAGCAGGCGGTGCTGGTGGAACTGGAGGCGCTGGTGGAACTGGAGGTGCTGGAAGAGGTTATAATAATTTAACAGGACCAATAACAGGAAATGCTGGGTCATCTGGCAACCCTGGTTCTCCTGGTTCTGCTGGTTCACCAGGAAATGCTGGTAGTGCTTCCCCAACAACATGGACTAGAAATGTCGGCATCGCTGGTACTGCTGGATTTGGTGCTGGGGCTGGTGGTGCTGGAGCGCCTGGTAATGTAGGAAGAACAAATACAGCTCCTGGTAGTTGGACAAGACAAATACTTAGCAGAAGGAGCACTAACTGTTCAAGTAGTTCAGAAACGGTACGTGCTACTGGTAATACTGGAGGCAGAGGAAATAACGGCAATCCTGGTAATAATGGTGCTGCTGGTGCAGCAGGAAATCCAGGAAGTAGAGGTGCTTCGGGAAATTCTGGAGCACAAGGAAATACTGGAGCAGCAGGAAATCCTGGTGGTGCTGGAAATCCAGGAGCATCTGGAGGTGATTGGGGTGCTGGAGGTGGAGGAACAGGGGGAGCTGCTGGAAGAGCAATTAGAGCAAATCAAACATATACATATTCATATACAGGAACTGTTTCTGGAACAACCTAAATATTAGTAGATAAAAATTAACTATGAAAATAATTGATCATATTGGAATTTTTGATAATCTTTTACCTAAAGAATTATGTGAAGAATATATTGAATGGTTTGAATTTACAATAAACAAAAAATTAATGAATTTTGGAGATGTAAATTATACTACAGAAAATGACACCGTAATATCTTCAGGTGATAAACAATTTAATTTGGGTATAACTGGAAGAAATGATATTTCAATATTTTTAAATATTTTAGATAATGGATTATCTGATACTTGTTATGAATATTTACAAATAGCATACGACAAATATTCTAAAGAATATCCAGATTTAAATACAACTGCTTTAGCTTGTACTGAAATTAAAATGCAGCGAACCCCGCCTGGGGGAGGTTATCATGTTTGGCACACTGAACGTGTGGGATCATCTCAATTTTTTAATAGTAGGCATGTAGCATGGATGATTTATTTAAATGATATGCCCGATGGAGAAGCGGAAACAGAATTTTTCCATCAAAAATTGAGAGTTAAACCTACCACTGGAACTACCCTTATCTGGCCTGCTGCTTATACTCATTTACATAGAGGTAATACAGTATTTACAAAAAACAAATATATTTTAACTGGATGGTTTCGGAGCATTTATAGTCGTGAAAATTAATTACATTGAAGATGTTATTATTGTTGATGACATTTTTTTGCCAGAAGAAATTGAATTTTTGGAAAATTGGGCGTATGGGTTAGAAATTTATAGATTAACTAACGACATAACAAAAAGAGTTTCTAGTTTTACTGCTTTCCCAGAAAAAGATGATGACGTGGTAAATTTAGTTTTAGAAAAATTAAAACAAAATTTCTCTTTTAATATTCCAAATTTTACTAGAGTATTGATTAATTTATTTAAACAATTAGATTTTTGTGACACTCACCGAGATTGCTATGATACTCCATATGGAATTAGTTTTATAGTATATTTAAACACTAAATGGGAGCAACATTGGGGAGGTGATACATATTTTTCAAAATCAGAAAATCCAGATTTTACAATTTCGGTTTTACCTAAGCCAGGTAGAGTTGTTATTGCTCCAACATCTTTACATCACGGATCTAGACCATCTACATGTTTATCCGAATCTATTGGAAGATTGACTATGGTATTTCAATATGACGGCAGTGAGGGTAATATTTATATTCAGGATATATTAAAATCTTTTATGGAGGATAGTAATGCTTAAATTCAATTCGCCGTCAGAAAAATTTGATATGTATTGGGTCAGCACTGGATTGCCCAAAGATATAGTTGATATTATTGAAAAAGAATTAAAAAATAGTTTTAATGTAAATGAAGATGAATTAGATTATGGATCGACAGGTAGTGGAGTAAATTTAGATATAAGAAAAAGTAAAATTCAATTTATCAATTCCTCTACGTGGATTGGAGCTATGTGTTATTATTTTATTACAATAGCAAATAAAGAAAATTTTAATTATAATATTCAATCTTTTGACCAAAATCAAATTCAATATACTACATATTCCGAAGGAGAATTTTATAATTGGCACACAGATGCTATAAATCCATATTCAAATGGAGATATAAGAAAATTATCTTTTACATTACAACTATCGGATCCATCTGAATATGAAGGTGGTGATGTTCAAATAATGTCTTCGTCAAGTAATGAATTATTTACTGTACCAAAAGAACGAGGAGTTATTGCTGTATTTGATAGTTCCTTAAAACATAGAGTTTTAAAAGTAAAAAAAGGTAATAGAAAATCTTTAGTTGGATGGATATTAGGTCCTAGATTTGTATGAATAATATTAATTTACCTGATTTGATTACTTCGGATATTTTTTCCGTAAATAATTTTGACGTTAAAGTTTATAGTGATTCTTGGGGAGATTTTTTAGTTATTGATGATTTTTGGACATATCCTGATAAAATACATGAGTTAGCTTTAAAAATACCAACGGTAAAATTGGCGGGAGCGTATGATGTTCCTTCTAATGGAACGGAGTATTATGATGGTAGGTCACATTTTGTTTTTTACAAAAAAGAATTGTTTATATCTGTTTTAGAAGATATAGTAAGCAACTGTTTTAATTTAATTCCTGTAGATGTATCAACAGAAAAAACATTTTTGTTGTCAAATAATTTATTTAATATAACGCCAGAATCATATTTAAAATATAGCAATTGTTACTACGGTCCTCATCAAGATGGTTCAAATACTATAGCAAGTATTACATATTTTAATAAAGAATATGATGATACCGATGGAACAGCAATTTTTAATAATCATGGATTACATAAAACATCTCAATCGTGGGTAGATCATTCTGACGTAAATAAAATTGGATTTTTGCCAGCAAAATACAATAGATTAATTATATACGATGGTAATGTTCATCATGCTTCAACAATAGGTCCGAGATGGATAACTGATATTAGACACACTATGGTTTACTTTATGGAGGTATATAAATAAATTAGTCACATCATTTTACATTAACGACATGGACACTGAAACTCTCAAGAAAAATTTTGAAGAGCAGCTTGCTGCAACAGAAAAGCAAATTGCTGAACTAGAAGCAAATTTAGAAAAAGCAAAAGAGTATAAACTTAAGCTACAGGGGGGTCTTGAGACTTTAACTCTGCTCAATCCTCCAGAAGAAGCTGCTGAAGAATCCGAAGCAGAATGATTCAAATCCCTATCTGCTAAATACAGGTAGGGATTTTTTGTATCTAAAAATAAATGGCAAAGCCATCATCAAGACAGGAACTAATTGATTATTGTAAGCGTCAGTTAGGTGCTCCTGTGCTACAAATTAATATTGATGATGATCAAGTTGATGATATCATTGATACTGCTATTCAATACTATCAAGAGTATCACTTTGATGGTGTTGAAAGAATGTATCTTAAGCATCAATTTACTGCCGAAGATGAAGCAAGATTTCAAGAAACAAACGAGCTTTCTAGTACAGATGATCCAGATGGATCAACTTGGGAAAATAGGAAAAACTTTATTGAAGTTCCAGACCATGTAATTGGTATTCAAAAAGTATTCGGTGTTACTTCAAATCTTTCCGCTAATGAAATGTGGGGTTTGAGTAACCAGTATTTCCTTCTTGATATTTTTTCATTCTCATCTGGTTACACTTTTGGTAACTTTGATATGTCATACTATTATATGATCAAACAGTATTTTGAAACTCTTGACATGGTTGTGAATACTGGTGGTCTTGTAGAGTATAGATATAACAAACGTCAAGATAGACTGTTTATTGATATTGATAGAAAAAGAGTTATTGAAGGAAGGTATTTAATTATTGATTGTTGGAGAGCTTTGGATCCAGCAGAATGGAATCAAGTATGGAATGATAGCTTTGTCAAGCGTTATGCTACTGCTTTAATGAAGCGCCAGTGGGGACAAAACCTCATCAAATATAATAATGTTCAATTGCCTGGTGGCATTACATTAAATGGTCGTCAGATTTGGGAGGATGGCGACAACGAAGTTAAAGATCTAGAAGCAAGAATGCTTACAGATTACTCCCTACCTCCAATGGATATGATCGGATAAGATGCCTACCAGTCCTTATTTTCCAAGCTATTACGACGGTTATCAAGGTGAACAGGATCTAGTTCAAGATCTTGTTGACGAACAGATTAAACTGTTTGGTTCTGATATCTATTATCTACCAAGAATTTTACTCAAAGATAATACACTTGATGATTTGATTTATTCAAAATTTGAAGATCAATTTCAAATCGAAATGCTTTTACAGAACGTAGAAGGATTTGGTCAGTCAGAATTTATTAGTAAGTTTGGTCTTAAAGTAACTCAAGAAATTAAATTCCATGTTTCTTCTAGACGCTGGAGAGAAGAAGGAACTTCTTATGGTTTAGACGCTAGACCTTTAGAAGGAGATTTACTTTATTTCCCATTAACAAAAGACTTGTACGAAATTAAATTTGTTCAGGTAGAAGAAGTATTCTTCCAGTTTGGTCAATTACCTTTCTATTCCATTACCGCCGAAATCTATGAGTTTGGTAGTGATAAATTTGGTACAGGTATTAATGATATTGATCTCATTGAACAAACAGTAAGTCCTGCTATTGATATTGTTTTTGTTGCTGGCAGCGGAAATGTAGATTACGAAATTGGAGAAACAGTAACCAGTCTTCTTTCAGATGTTACTGCTACTGTAGCAGCTTGGAATCCTCTGACAAGAACATTAACAGTCATAAACAGATCAGGTACATTCATTGAAAGTGAGTTTGTCACTGGAGCCGATAGTGGTGCTCAATGGACTATTGAATCGTTCTCTACTTTAGAAGATCCTAATACCAACTACGAAGAAAATAAATATATTGAAGACGAGTCAGATGGTATTCTTGATTTCAGTGAAAGGAATCCATTTGGAGAGTATGGCAATTTTATGGATAGCTTCTAATGTTAAGTACACATTTTTATAACGAGGCAATACGAAAAACTGTAGTTGGCTTCGGAACTTTATTCAATAATATTGAAGTTCAAAGAAAAGATCCTCAAACTAAAGAGGTAATTGAGGTACAAAAAGTTCCTCTTGCTTACGGTCCAAAGGATAAATTTATTGCTCGTATTGAGCAAAACATAGATCCTACTCCAGGTGCTCCATACGAGAATCTAAGAGTTCCTCGTATGTATTTTGAAATGACTGGAATTAATTACGATGGAGCTAGAAAGGTAAGTCCAATTCAAAAGTATAAAACTATTATTGCTGATAATGGTAATGAGGTACGAGTACAATATGTTCCTGTACCATATAACATTAATTTTGAACTTGGTATACTTGTTAAATCACAAGATGATGGACTACAGATTGTCGAGCAAATTCTACCATACTTTCAACCAAATTTCAACATCACTGTTAACTTCATTCCAGACATGAATGAAAAGAAGGATGTTGCTATTGTAATGAACAGTGTTGATTTATCAGATGAGTGGGATGGAGATTACAATAATCGTAGATCAATTGTATGGACTTTCCAATTTACTGCCAAGTCATACATCTACGGTCCCTTCAATCAATCTGATATTATTCGTAAGGCTATCATTTACGAAACTGTTGGAGATCTTTCTGAAAGCAAGAGAAATGCTAGAGTTACATATACTCCAAAAGCTTTAGAAGATTATAATGAAGATGGTGTTATTAATGCTTTGGATAATCCATTTGTAACAGCAGATGACGACTTTGGATTTAACGGTACTATTGATCCACTATGAACGAATTTGAAAAGAATATGGAACAGATATTTAATATTGAAGTTGAAACTGAGATCACAGAAATTGTCGAAGCGGAGAAAATTCCTCCTATCAAAAAAGAAGATCCAGAAAAAGATTACGAATATACTAGAGGTCAACTCTACGACCTCATAGAGAAGGGCCAGGAGGCCGTACAAGGGG